TGGACATAGTTCTGACTACTGTTCTAAAACAGAAGGTGAACTCAGAGGTTATTCTTATTCTGATACAAGTAATTCTAGATATATTGAATTTGCATCTGAATCTACTGGTAACTGGTCTACATCTAACATCACGGGTGATGGATGGAAGAAGTCTCTATCTACAAAGTGGAACATTGGTTACCATGGAAATGGTAACAACGTAACCCAATCATGGATGAAGTTTACTCACAACACTGGATCTAGAATTTCTAATTTCAACCAGAATGATGTTTCTTCTGGTGAAGAGAATATGCAGATGGGTCAGGATTGGGGTTATATGCTAGGTAACTACTCTGGTGGTGGTGGATCTGGTAACGCTCGCCAGAACAACAGAACATTCAAATTGTTCCACGCTACAGATAGCATGACTATGCTAGGATTTAAGACCGAACCAAAAGGACACCAAGGTCAATCTTCTGGTGCTTGCCACACTGGAGCATTCACTGTAACAGCAACTAGATATCAGTAATGAAGAAATCAAATTTTATCGAGCAAAAGGAATTTGAGGTTCAATGGACCCAAAGAGTGCCCTCTCATATGATTATAGAGGACAGTGAGTTTCTTCGTCCAAAGTATGAACCACAACATCCTCTAGAACTAGAGACTAGTAAATTCATTAAAGACAAACAGAACCTGAAAAAAGGTGATGTTTTGATGGGAGTTTGTGAGGAAGATTTGCGTGCTATGGATATTCCAGCACACGAAACAACTTACCACAACGTGTTCAACTTCTTCAGCATTGCTGTTGTAAGAATGAAGAGAGATGTATTTGAAACTCTCAAGTCTAGTCTAAAAAGATTTATTGAATTTAGTGAGAAAGAACTTCATGATGGTATCAACTATCAAGGTGAAGTTAGAGCATACTCTAAAGATTATCAAGGTGAGATGCAAGAGGATGGCACAATTAGTTACAGAAAAGTAAAAAGTCCTCTAACACAAAAGAAACTAGACAACGCAGTTTCTTTCATGAGAAAGATGGCAATCCTTGTCATCGAAAGAGAATTTGAACTTCGTTTCAAGAACTTCAAAAACTGCCATGATGTAGAACAAGAATCTTGGGCGTATCAAGTTCCAGAAGCAAGAGATCTTCTAAGAAATCCAGAAGCAAAGACACCTTTCCTTGATATGCTTGCTATCACGAGGGGTATTGATAAGACGGTTCTTGCGAAAAAGATCATTAAGAACCATGATAAATATGTTGTGGAGTACGCTGCTCTACTTGGCAAATATCACGCAATTAGATATCAGCTTAAAAACTGTGATAACATGTGGGATATGAATATACTATATGAGGATTATCTCAATATCGGTATGCCACTTGTCCAGGCGAAAAAACTAGGACGAATTGACGATAACAATGACAGATTGAATGGAGAACTCATTTATGGAACCTTCGGATTCTGAACTAAAACCCGTAGAACCATCAGCATCTAGTAGTAATACTCTTGCAAAACGAGAAGATTTAAGTCTGATTACTAAGGCGGATGCCACAGACGAACAAATCATTGACGCTGCGATTAATTTGCAGATGGGTCAAACTCGTTATCAGAACAATACTTTTGTTGTGGGATCACAGATCACGCCATACAAGAAAGTTCAGCAAGCGTTACTAGAACTAGAAACTAGAAACCACGGTTTCAAAGAATTAAAATACAAACAAAAACTCTGTATCAATAATAGAAAGGTCATTGAAAGATCTCTAAAGATTGAAAAGGAGAGAAAGGAACCTGACGAACTAGAAATCGAAAGGTTGGAAATTGAATTAGATAAGGCAAACTATGATTGCAGTATCTACGAAAGAAAGCACATTACATATGATAGAGAAATTCGCGAGTTCTGTGACATGGTTCGCGAACATATGGAAGACGAAAAGTCGATTGAGCACTATCGTGTAACTAACGAGGAAGAAGATCGTAAGTATTGGATTACTCGTATGGCAAAACAAGCGGCAGTCGATGTACATGCCATCGGTCGTCTCGGTAGTGGCAACCTAGATTCTATTATGAATATGCCACAAGCAGATCAATTGGCAGCTATCAAAGGTGCAGTAGAACATGCTACACTATTGACTGCTGGCGTTGAACGTATGCAACAACAATTGCTTCCAGAAGTCAGACAGATTATGGAGCAAGAGTATGATAAACTAGAT